TCACGCCAGATGAAACTTGTCATTTCACTGTTTGGCTCGTCATGGAGCAGGCGGTAAAGAGGATGTTGTGTCGCTTTCACGTTACCTTTATCGGTTGCTTCATATACATGAAGAGGCAAACTGGCGATGGTTTCGGCGATGACTCGGATACAGGCGTAGACGGTGGAAACCTGAATGGCAGTTTTTGCCGTTACGGATTTGCCTGAACCCGAAGTGCCAAAGTAGAACGTGGGTGCAGCACTTACCGCGTTGGTGGGCTTGTCACGGGCTCGGAACAGACTAGAAAATGGATTTTTCATGATTGTCTCCTACCAAATGAAAAGGAAGTATGGTAAAATAAATGTAAGTGTATCTCAAAAAGAATGGATGGTTGCAATGTCGGGAATTAAAGGGTTCTGGAACCGGCTTTTTACATCTAAGGAGCAAAAATCAGCAGATTCTGTAGACGCACTTGTAAGTACAAAAGGCGCATCTATCGTAGAAGAGCTAAAGGCTGACTATGGGATTGAAATTGTACCCAATAGAATGCTTCGCAACGAGCTTGTTGAGAAGGGCTATCGTATAATTCTCCCTGATGAGATAGGTCAAGCAACAGCTGTATTTCAATACCTTCCGCAGTTTGCCGCATTTTCCATGAATAACCAGGCAGTAGCATCTGCTTTTAAGAATGCTGTCGAAGGCTCATTTTGGGTGAAACTGGCACCCGGAAGCCATTTGGCAGCGTCGAAGGTGACCCCAAATGCATTTAGAGGTATTGGGCTTAGTAACGCCACAAATCAAGTGGCAAGTAGTGCAGAACTTATTCAAAACACGGCGACCTTAACGATGCCTACTGCGCCACAGGTTGCATTAAGTGTATTTTCTGCTGTTTCGTTTGCTACTGGTCAGTATTTCATGACTCAGATCAATGGGAAACTCGAAGCGATAGCAAGTGGCGTAGACAGAATCGAGGAATACCTTGAAGACAGTCGGCGTGGGGTTTTAATTGCTGCATGCCAGGAGATTAATGAACTAGTGGCACGTATCGACTATATCAGTAACGATAATGATGCGAATAATATGGTTCTTCAGCTCACTAATATTAGGTACTCAGTGCGCGCTCATATATCTCATTATCAAAAGCAGATCGCTGTACTGGCTGCTAGTATGACAACAAAAGATAAAGAAAACGAGGTTGCAAACAGAATCAACAAGATAGCACAGCTTTTAGCGGAGTACAGGTATACGGTGCAACTAGTCTCTATGACCAAGTATATTGAACTTCGTATAAGAAACGTTCTTGATCCGAATGAGATAGATCTTTATAGAAAAGAAATGGCCGAATGCATTGATATGTACAAAGCAGATCACCAAAAGTATTCTAGGCTTTGTTGTTCCTATCTTGAGCAAAATCATGCACTGAATAAGCTTTCAATACGGGACAAAGCGTCAATAGGAGCCTTAGGCTTCTTAGACCTTGTATTGATCAACACGCCCAAGAAGACGCTCCTTGCGATTCAGGCGAAAGATTCTTTTGACGAAAAGCGAGCCAAGAGAAAAGCAGAATTACAAGAATCTGCAGAGGCATTAATGCCTCCCCTTGGAGCCGACAATGACCTTGATATTCTTGTAAATGCTGTAGATACTTTCCTTGAAACTTTGAAGAAACCCATTGAGATTGTGAAGGTTGAGGATGACTATTACACGAATATACCTTCTTTTGGCCCTGCTTCAAAGTAGATTAAAGTCCCATACCAGTTTTCCTATCATGGCAGCTCTTACACAAGGGCTGCCAGTTGTTTTTGTCCCAGAATAGCTGTCTATCCCCACGATGAGGGATTTTGTGGTCAACTACAGTTGCCGGTACAAGCTTTCCGCGTTTTCTGCACTGCACACAGAGGGGATTCTCTCGAAGAAAACGAAGGCGAGCATTACGCCATTTTGAATCATAACCGCGCTCAGCAGCGTTTTCTCGTGCATATAAGTTCCGATGCTCTTCACAGTAGACCCCGTCAGATAGCTTGGCACAACCGGGGTGCCGACATGGTCGTTTGGGTTTATACGGCATATTTCACCTCAAATGAAAAGCAGCCCCCGATCGTCATAGACGGAGCTGCCTGAATTGGTATTCTTTAGTGCGCGGTCAATGGCCATCACCAGAGCCACCGCACCGTCAACTTTTTCAGTGGATTTTGCTTTATCGATCTTCAAATTGCCAGCCGGGTCCTGCCGTACCTTAACATTGTCAACGTTCCATCTGAGAACCGGGTGGGATCCATGGTTGATTTTTCGCTCCAAAACCAGACGCATGAGCTCTTTCGTCGGGGGACTCATATCTTTGAAACCCTGACCAAATGGAACCATATTGAAGCCATCGTCCTGTAAGGCTTGGACCATCATGGTTGCATTCCAACGGTCATATGCGATTTCTCGGATGTTGTAGCGTTCTCCGAGCTCACATATAAAGCGTTCAATGAACCCATAGTGAACCACATTTCCTTCTGTGGTCATAAGAAAACCCTGGCGCTCCCATTTATCGTACATGACATGATCACGTCGAACACGGAGCTCCAGGGTTTCTTCAGGCAACCAAAAGAATGGAAGAACGGTGTATTGCTCCGAATCGTCGGTAGGTGGGAAAACAAGCACAAGAGTTGTAAGGTCCGAGGTTGAAGAAAGGTCCAAGCCAGCATAGCATATTCTGCCCTCGAGGGCTGAAGGATCTACAATTCCTCCGCAGTCATCCCAGCGATCCATCGGCAACCAGCGAATAGAGGATTTGATCCACTGATTCAGGCGTAGCTGTCGGAACATGGCTTCATCAGCAGGTGTTTCCATGGCTTTTCGGAAGGCGTCGCGTACTTTATCAATAGTGATCGTGTGGCCGAGGGAAGGATTGGCTTTATACCAGTTCTTTTCATCATGCCAGTCATCTTCGTCTTTGAGTCCAAAGATAACAGGATAGAAACGGGGATCATTTTTTCGACCTTCCAGTATATCCAATGCCTTCTGATGGACTTCCCAGCAGATGGAGTTGCGATCTGTACCAGCGGTTGTAAGGAAAAACCAGAGGGGCTGCCTTCGAGCATCACCTGAGCCCTGCGTCATAACATCGTACAGGGCACGGGTCGGCTGGGTATGCAGCTCATCAAAAATACAAGCTGAAACATTCAGACCGTGCTTTGTAGCAACTTCACTGGATAGAACCTGATATATCGACCCGGTTGGCTGGTAGACCATGCGTTTCATCGAGTGGATGATTTTTATACGTTTCATAAGTGGCGGGCACTGCTGTACCATATCAACCGCAACATCGAATACAATGCCTGCCTGCTGGCGATCAGCAGCGCAGCTATAGACCTCAGCCTTCCATTCATCGTCGTTAATCAGCATATTGAGAGCAATTGCTGCACCGAGCTCAGATTTGCCCTGCTTCTTGGGAATCTCAATGTAAGCGCTCGTGTATTGACGGATAGTGGGGTCCTCATCGCGTACCGTGCCAAATACTTCTCTGATGATCTTTTCCTGCCAAGGCAGCAGTTTGAAAGGTTGACCATGGAATATGCCCTTGGTATGTTTCAAGTTTTCTATGAACTTGATGACACGCTGGGCTTTCATTTCGTCATACATCAACCCCACCTGCCTTGGAGGAGAGCTTCCATGGGATCTTCAGCTGCAATATCTTCAACACCGCTGCCAGCGATGATCCTGGAACGGGTTGCGGGAGTCAAGCCGAAGTCAGAACAGAAGGACTGCATGATTTTCAGGTTCTGCTGGGCGATAGAAACCTGAGGAACCTGCTGTACATAACCAGAAGGCGTCTTGAAGATAGAGCCATGTTGGGTAATGAACAGCTCGGCTTCCTTCCATCGGGCATATGCCTGGCAATAGCCCTCAAAAGCAGTCAAGTCTGCCATAGTGAGAACACCCATTGCCTCAAGTGCCGGTGCGAGGCGTTTCCATTCTTTTTTTGCATCCGGAAGAAGCCAGGACGGGCATTTGATTGTAGATTTGGGAGGTACCGGCTCGTTTGCATTGAGCGGTCGCTTACCGGGGTTGCCTTCAAGCACTTTAAGAGCAGTAGGCTTGGGTTTTCTGCCACGAGTGGCCATAAGGCACACCTCCTTTCTGGAGTTGATGGGGTTGGTTACGGCAAAGCGGCTCTAAAGGCAATCCAGATATAGGTATCGCCCTTTACAAGGTTCTTGGGTGTGGTGAAATTGGTAGCATTTATGTTGGTAACATACGTTGGATTGGCAGAAGCACCACTGCCAAAGGTATAAGTTGGCACACTGTTTAAGGTTACACCCCAGTTCCTACTGGAGGTAGTTGAACCAGAAGAGGAGCGTGAGATCGTACTTGAGCATCGAATATTACCCGTTTCCTTTCTGCAAACAATCATGAGCAAG